CTGCTGGATTAAGTGCTGGAACTGTTTACTACGTCATTACTTACACAGCAGCAACAGGAGCATTGATTGTATCTGCATCTGCTGGTGGTTCTGCTGTAAACCTAACTGACGTTGGAACAGCAGCAGCTCCTAATGAGTTCCAAGTTGCTTATTCTGCTTTTGAATCAGTTAGTCAAGTTAGTGAGTGGTCTTTTGAGATTGAAAGAGCTGAAATTGATGTAACTACAATTGGTGGTGATCCTGGTCAGTACGTTCCATTTAGAAAGTACATTGCTGGATTTGGTGATGGTTCAGGTAGTGCAACTGCTTACATGACAAACGAAGATGCTTCTCTTTCTAACCGTATGATTGAAGATGTTCTCCAGCGTCAACAAGTTGGTGCAGCGTTCAAGCTTTATACAGACCGTGTATTTAGTGGTGGAACTGTAAGTGACACTCTTAGTCGCTTTATTAGCTTTGACGCAACATTAACTTCTGCTTCTTTAGGTGTTACTCCTGATGATGCACAAGCAGTAACAGTTAACTTCCGTCCTGCTGGCGTTCCAACATTCGACTTTAGCCGTTCATAATAGTTACGGAATCGGAATGTTCCAAGAACCCTGCTCTTTAGCAGGGTTTTTTATTGTTTACTACGCTAGACTATTAGCATATAAATTTTTACTATGACATCAAGTCCTAGAGCATCACGCTCACCACTAAGAGCGATAGATCGTTTAAAGAAAGCTGCAAATTTAGAAGCTACAAAGAAGGAAGTTGAATTAACTGATGGAACGGTATTTGAGATGTGGGTATCACCTTTAACGATGGCAGAAAGAGAAAGAGCACAAAAAGGAGCTAAATCTGACGATGCAAATGAATTTGCTTTAAGGCTTTTGATGACAAAAGCTCAAGATGAAAATGGTAATAGATTATTTAATGTTGGTGAAATTGATGTTTTAAAAAACGAAGTAAGGGATGCTGATCTTCAAATTTTGATGCTTGCGGTTATTAATACAGAGGATGATGACATTGACCCAAAATCCTAAGTGCGGAGCTGCGTAAAGATAATTTGTTAATGTTGCAATTTAGTATTGCAAAAGAGTTAGGTAAATCTTTAACAGAAATTCGTCAAATGACTTTGGCTGAAATCTTAGGTTGGAGTGCATATTTTCAAGTTCTTAACGAAGATCAAGAAAAAGAAATGCAAAAAATCCGTAAGAGTAGGTAAACTGTTGAAATACTAAGAAATATGGGTCGTGGCAGGAGCAGATGCAACCTTAAAAATTGATATTAATATTTCTCAAGTTGAGAAAAAACTTTCTAAAACAGAGCAACGACTAAAAAAAGTTAAAGATTTAGCTGCTTCTTTAGGAAAAGCTGAAACTGCTTTATTTGATGGTCGTTCTATAAAAGGTGGTAATAAAGCATTAGAAGAATTAGCTGGAAAATTAAAAGCAGCTTCACAATCAACTTTTAAGTTTGCTAATAATATTGCTGGTTTAGATAAACAAATTGGAAAATTACAGTCAGTAATTAGAAGTGCAAAAACAGATACAGATGAATTTAGAGATGCAATAGCGGCTGCTGAAAGAGCACAAATGTCTTTATTTAGAGCAAGAGGCTCTGTAATGAAGACAAGAGGTCAAGATTTAATGGGAGGATTAACAGGTGATTTACCTGGAAAACTAATAGCTGATAGTTCTAGTGTTTTTAGATCAATAGATGCTTTAAGTAATTACAGAACTGAATTAACAAGATTATTTAACGCTGTAGAAATAGGAAGTCCAGTATTTAAAAAATTAGAAGCTGAAATAAAAAAAGTAGACGCACAATTATCTAAACCTAAAAAAGCACCAAATATCACAAGAGGAATTGGTGGCTTAGTTGGTAGAGAACAGGCTTTAAAGGAAGCAATTAGATTACAAGATCAATTAGATTCAAGTGCTGTTGGATATAAAGATGCTGTTTTAGGAGTTAGAAAAGCTCAAGAAGCTTATAATAGAGAACTAGCTCAATCTATAAGGCAGCAACGATTTGTTAATGCTGGAGTAATTGCTCAAAAAGCAGCATTAAGTAGCATTATTAATATAGGAAAGAGTATTCCTAAAGGTTTAATAGATCTTTTTGGAGGTAGATTTGGAAAAGCAGGACAAATTGCTGGTGCTGCTGGAATTGTTGGTGTTAGTAGAGGAATTGAAGATTTAATTCAAAAAGTACCTTTATTAAGTCAAAAATGGAAAGACAATATTGAAAGGGTTTCTAAATGGGTAAGAGTTTCTACTGAAGGGATTGCTTCTATAACTCTTGCGTATTCAGGGTTAAGTACAGTTTTAGGAGGTGCTCAATGGGTGATTGGAGCAGTTCGTGGATTTGCTGAATTTGAATCAGCAGCAGCAAGGGTTATTTGGAGTGTAGAGGGGAATATTACAAGAGCTTTTTCAGCGTTCGGACGGCTTTCAAGAGAACTACCTCAACTAGCTCAAGCTATTGCGATGACAATGCCACAAGCTTTAGGGGGGCTTGGGGTCGGTGGGTCGTGGCAAGATTATATGGCTGAAGGCAGTCAAGCAGGAAAAATTGCAGATGCGTTAGGTGGTGGAGCTGGAAGAGGAGAAGAAAGACGATATACAAGACAAGGCCCAACTCAATTACAAAATGCCCAACAAGATCTCACTCGGATCAATCAAATGTTGGAGCAAAGAAATACAACAGAAAAAGATTATGTTGCATTATTGAAAAAACAACAAGATGCAAAGGCCCGTATTAGTTCTTTAGAAAATGAAATTAGGCAAAAGCAAGTTGAAGCTGGAACGCCTGTTGAAGAAGTTTATAAAAAAGAAATAAATGCAGCAGACGCAGCTATTAAAGAAATAGATAAATTAAGAAATAGAAGTGTTCAAAATGCTATAGATGCCAACGATCAAATTAATAAAGAAGATAAGGACGCTTTTTTAAGAAGATACAAAGAAGAAGAAACAGCAGCTAAAAAACTTGCTAACGAAAAGAAAAAACAAGAGGCAGATTTAAGAAGAGATAGGTTAAAAAATATTCGAGATGCACAAAACGCAGAAGAACAAAGACAACGGAGAATGGGAAGGTTAAGAGAAAATTTGATGTTGGGAGCTGGTTTCCCAATGTTATTTGGAGGAGGATTAGGTGCGGTAGCTGGTGGAACTTTAGGTGCTGTTAGTCAAACTTTTATGGGATCAGAAGGTGGTTTTGGTTCTCAAATTTTATTAAGTGCTTTAGGACAAAGGATTGATGAATTTGTCAGTAAGACAGCTCAATTAGGACAAGCATTTAATAAAATTAATCCTGATGTAGATGCTGTAATTGCATCTTTAGGTGAAACAAATACTGCGTATGGAAAACATATTGAAATGGTTAAAGAAATAAAAGGTGAAGAAGCGGCAATGACTGTTGCAAGAGAAAGGTTAATGAGAATTGTTGGTGCTGATGGAGTTCAAGCTTTTGAACAATTTGGAGAAGAAACCCAACAATTAGGAAATGAATGGACAAAAGTAGTAACAAATTTACAGGCTGGAATTGCTGGATTAATTAATAGCTCTGGTATTTTGAAAAACTTAATTGATATGATCGGTAAAAAACCTTTAGTTGAAAGAGCTTTTGAGTCTGTTCAAAAAGGAACAGCTAGTGAAGAAACAAAAAGTTTAGTAGAAAGGATGCAAGCTGCTGGTACAGGTCTTGGGCCGTTAAAAGGAATGATTTTCAAAAATGCAGATAGGCTTGAAGATTTACAAGATTTAGTAGCAGAATCACAAATTAAAGATGAAGCGGCAGCTTTAAATGCACCTTTATTTACTTCTGCTTCTGCTTTAGATGCAAACATTGAAGAACAAATTAGGCATTTAGAAAGGTCTTTATCTTTAGGAACAAAACGAGCAGAAAGAGAAAAAGAAATTGATGAATATTTTAGATCTCAAGGAAAGAATCTTGAAACAATTACGCAAAAACAAAGAGATGATGTTGCTGTTCAATTAGAAAAACGAGATTCTTTAAAAGAACAATTAGAAGTATGGGGGCAAATTAAAGATGTAATTGCTGGTGGATTAACTAATGCAATTACAGGATTAATAGATGGAACAAAGAGTTTAGGAGAAGCATTAGGTGGAATATTGAAACAAATAGGTCAAATATTGATGCAAAAAGCGTTAACTAGCATGCTTGGAAATATAAGTTTTGGAGGAGGAGGTGTAACAACAGGTTCGGTATCTGACCTTCCTAAAGTTGCTACTGCAGCTCAAGGTGCTTATTTTATGAATGGCATTAAACCTTTTTCTGCTGGAGGGATCACAACAAAACCTACGCTTGGCCTTATAGGAGAGGCTGGAGAGAGTGAATACATTATTCCTGCATCAAAGATGGCTTCAAGTATGCAACGCTACTCAGCAGGTGCTAGAGGCGAAGCTGTGATTCCCAGTACTGGTTCGTCTTATGCAGGTGGTGGTGGAAGTTCTACTACTGTTAATTACTCTGGGCCTATATTGAACTTCAATTCTGAAGAGTTTGTTCCTAAATCTGCTGTAGGACAAATCATTGCAACTGCTACTGCTAGAGGTGCATCAGTTGGTGAATCTCGTACTATATCTTCATTAAGAAATTCACGTAGCCGTAGGTCTTCACTAGGATTATGAGCCTTGTTGCCTTAACTAATTTTATTGTTGTTACTACTTCTAGTGGTGATGATCCAAACGATTTAAGTCCTAATAGATTTCAAAATGGAAAATATGATACTCCTATTGCTCATGCAGTAACAAATAAAAATCATCAGTATTTAAGTTTTATTTATCAGGGTGCAGCTCGTAATAGATCAGGAGACAACATGGAATCTAATTTAATTCTTGCTAACAATGCAATCAGTATGGGATATGCAAAGAAAGCTGTTGATGGAAAATACCATGTACAAGTAGATACTTATTTGATGACTACTGATTTTGCTCCTAGTAAATTATTAACTTCAGAAACATGGTTAGCAGCTTCGTTAACATACGATCCAACAACAATTGAAATACTACTTAGTAGTGCTATTGATGCTGTTGGAGCAAATGCACCAAATAGAGTTTTGACAACATTAATGGTAGGAGCGTTACCTGTTACTGGAACGATACAAAATAGGTGAGGCCAGATCAACTAATTGGATTACCTTATCGTTTAGGTGCTGATCCTGTTAAGCATGGAGCTGGAGACTGTTTATCTTTGGTGCGGACAGTATTAGCAACTTATGGGTTTACAGTGCCAAAAGGTAAAAGAGATTGGTATCGAAGGTTAAGAAAAAAGGACTACAGTATCTTTTTTGAAGAATTAAATAGGTGGGGAGTTGATTCACCCCCTAAACTAGGAACAATTGGTTTATGCAAATCAGATGATGGTTATGGCATGGCTGTTTTTTGGGAGGATGGATGGCTGAGTTACAGAAAAACATTCGGAGAGTTGGTGGTGAACTGGTGTCCGCTAGACAACCTCATGGTCGAAGGCTGTTACTACCCTCGGAAGTCGAACTATGTAAAACATTAGGCTTATGTGAAGATGAGTATTGGTTTTTTGTAGATCAAACTGCTGCTTATAACGGTCAAAGAAAAGAAGGATATGAATTAATTCCTGATATAAGAAATGAACTTGTTACTACCGTTGCTGGTGTAACAAAATTAACGATGTTAGGGCAAGTAGCTGTTTCCGTTGCTTTAACGGCAATTGGTTATTTATTAACGCCAAAACCTAAACCATTAGAAGCTGGTGCAAACATAAGAGGCGAAGATGCTATTGGTAGCAAGCGTTTTGCACCACAATTTTCTTTTAATAGTCTTCAAGAATTAGCGACTTTAGGTGACATTGTTCCTTTAGTATTTACCAATCAAATTAAATTTGTTAATACTTCAGAAGTTAGAGGAGGTATTAGAGTTAATGGTCAATTGTTATGGTCACAGCTTCTTAGCTTGGGTCGTTTACAACAATTAAAAGCAATTGCTTTATTTTCTTTAGGAAAAATAGATGGCAGACCAGATTTTGAAGGTTATGCAATTGGCGATCTTTTACTTTCGACTTACAGCAAAAAGAAACTAGATTTATTTTTCAAATCTAGTGAAATGAATCAAATTAATAGAATTGAACAAGGCGATAAATATTCAGAGTCAGAAGTTGCAGGTATGCCATATCGTTATACAGATGTTTTTTCTGAAAGGTGGCCTGTTCCCAATTTAACAACAGAACAAGTTTGGCCTGTTTCTGGAACGAGAAATCCTACAACACAAGCTGTATTTGGTTTATACAGTCCAATGCCAAATGCAAATGTAGTAAAACTTCCTTATGAATTACTTTATCCTCAATCAAAAACTAGTAATCCAGCTAAAAGAGCAGTTGTAACTAAACAAAAAAAGATAGCTACTTTTTGGCCTACAAGAGCTGGTATAACAGGTGGAGATATTACTGGAGAGGACAATACAGTTACATATAGAATTTTAAAAAGCAATGCAGCTTATGACAATACAGAAGAAACAGGAACAGCACCTCATGGAATAGAAGATGTTATATCAATGATTCGTTCAATCAGAGAAGAAGTTGATTCAAATTTATCTGTTGGAGAATCATACATGATTGGAGATGCAATAATAGCTTGTACTGGAGTAGAAAATATAGGTAACGAAGCAGAAGAAGGAACACCGTGGAGGCCAACAACAATATTAAATGAAAAAGAAATGTATTCAGGAATTGAAAGACAATATACTTTTAAAGTAGTAGAAGCAGGTACAAATTATGGAGATTCATTTAAACATCCAAATTTATTTGAACATCAAAACCAACCACAATGGAAACCTTGGTCTAAAGATCAACCAGAAATAAATGGACGAAAAATAAGAACTAAACAAATAATGACTGATTATTCATTAATATATGGTTTTCCTTATACAAATCCAATTTTACAAAGAGTTGCAATAGGAACTATTACGAATAGCAGACCATGTTCAATGACAGAGATAGGTCTAAAGTCAAAAGTCTTTAGTAGTATTAGAGGTGCAAATATTAATGGTATTCCTACAAAAAACGCTTTAGATGATATTTTTGATGATAAAGTTAATTTTCAATTAGGACAAGTTGATTTATTTATTAAAAGATTTTCGTTTTTTAAATTACAAGTAAGAAAAGCAGGAACTAATGGTGTTTTTGAAGATTTAACAAATGAAATTGAATCTAAACATACTGGATTGTTTTGTATAAAAGGCAATAGTCCTCAATTTCAATATAATTATATAAAAATTTCTCACCCTGAATTAGGACTAACAGACAATGATCAATACGAATATAGATTTAAACCTTACCCTGGAAATAACATAGCTCGTTTGTTAGCGAATGGAACAGGTTTAGATCAAAAAGTAAATTTATTAAATGCAAATTTATCAAAAGAAACAAGTGATAAAAGCGTACAAATTGAAGCAAATTTTCCATCTAATACAACTTTTGGTCAGTTTGTTATTACTTTTGCAGGTCGATCAGATTTTGTTTTAGATTTCAATGAAGTTTGTAATACAGAATGGATTCAATCTTTTAACACTGGTGGAGGTGCAAGTGAAGAGGGATTAGGAGGTGTTATTGAATTATCTAAGATGTCTCAAGTATTAGGGTCAGCTCCTGCGGTTTACGGGCCAAAAGCTCCTGAACCTCAACCTGAATATCAATACAACACAACAGCAGGTCAGCCACACAACGAAACATTAGTTTCTTTAAATACAAATTATTCTGAAGACCAATGGGCTTGGGTTGCGTATGAAGATGGAAAAGAAGTCGGAGTTACCTTTACTGAACCAGGTGTTGCTGCTACTGATGTTGAAATTAAGAGTACTGAGATGGGAGGAGGAGGAATTATTATAATTGGTCAAGATGGAGTTCATTCAGAGCCTTCTAAACCTACGTTATCTAATTCGATTTATACTATGTCAAGTAACACTGCTCATGTAACAAGTAATCCTATTAGCGGTGATCCAGTTAATTATTTTAAAATCACAAAGAAAACACCTAGCATTAACTTAACAGTTGGATTGTCAGTCAAAGCTTATCCATAATTAATTATGTCTACTTTTAGTAAAGGTTTAGTAAGTCCAACAACTAATGGTTCTGGGACAGGATTGGTTTTAGAGTTAACAGTTAGTTCTAACTTTGATGGTAGTGCTGGAAGTGTTCCTACCATTACTTGGAACGCTAATTGGACAATTGTTGAAAAAGGAGATGATTATAAAGTAGGAGATACAATTACAATTCCCAGACCTTCAGGATTAGACTCTAGTGTTTCTTTCCCTACGAATGGAATAGTAGTAACAGTGACAGGCGTTAGTTTAGGAAATGACGTTTTAGATGAAAACTTAAATCAATTAGATGCAATAGCTGATTATGTTCAAATTCCAGGGATGGAACAAAAAAGTCATCAAGACGGCCCAGAACATGAAATTGTGTATGTAAATGAATTAATAAATCAAGGAACAAAGCCTACTTATATGGATTTAGCTATAGGTGGTATAAGAATTAATAGTGCAAAAGAATGGACAAACTTTACTCAATTATCTGCCTATTTTAAAAAAGGAATTAAAGTTGCAGATCTTGTTAATAGCCCTGCTGGCCCACCTAAAGCAAGTAGTAATTTTGTAGAAATTGCTTATGCGTTGTTAACTGATTCTTATTTAGGAGCTGGAGAGTTAGTTGGTGTTAGTGCTGTAGGAGAGATGTCAACAGGAGCTAAGTTTTGTAATGGAAATGCTTTTACATGGGATGGAATTATTAGTAACAAGATTAACTTAAGAGATTTTCTATATGAGCATGGAACGTATAACTTGCTTGATTTTACAGTTATAGGAGGCAAGTTTAATTTAATTCCTGCTGTTCCTTACGACAGTAATTATCAGATTGATTATGATGCCAAAATTGATGTAAAAGCATTATTTACTGATGGTAATATTAAAGATTTGCAAGTTTCTTTTTTAACACCAGAAGAAAGACAAATATTTAAAGCTAATGTTCTTTATAGAAAAGAGACAGAAAATGGTTTTTCTGAAACAAGATCAGTAATGTTACGTTTGAAAAATAATCATGGTGGCAGTAATACTGATCCTATTGAAACTTATGATTTGTCTGGTTTTTGCACAACAAAAAATCATGCAGAACAATATGCTAAATATATTTTAAAATTAAGAAAAGAAATAGATCATGGCCTTACTTTTAAGACTGCTCCTCAATACGTTGTTAATTTAGCCCCTGGTGATTACTTTAGATTAGTTTCTGAAGCTAGTCATGTAGACCGTTATGAAAATGGAGTTATTACTGCTGATGGAAAAGTAATTAGTAAAGATACTATTACTGGATCTAAAGATATATATTATTGGAAACCAGGAACGACAGAAATAGGAGAAGCTACTATTAATTTCAGTTCTTCGATTGGATTACGAGGAGTTTTATTTACTTTAAAAAATACAGTTACAAGTAATAGAGTTTATAAGTTAGAAACAATTTCTTATGCTGAAGATGGTTTAGTTGAAATTTCAGGAAGTCACGCTCCATTAACAAGTACAGGTTCATTAGCTATTCTTGATGGGTGGAGTGGTGTATTAAGTCATTTCTTACCGTTAATCTGATGGCAACAGCAAAACCTTTTCCAACAATCAAACCTTCATCTAGGAGATATAACCCTGGTGATTATCCAAGTACTACATTTGAGTCTTTAGATGGTACGAAAACACATTTGCGTTATGGAAATAAAAGAGTTAATGCGACTTTGCAATTAGGTTTTTCAGGTATTACAGATGCTCAAGCAGCATTGATTTTAGAAAATTATGAAGACGTTAATTCTGAATGGAATTATGTGACGTTTGATCGTGGTTATGGAACGGCTGGTGTTACAAATACAGATCTTTTAGGTTATTTGAAAGAAGCAGCATCAGGTTTAAAATGGAGATATTCTGCCCCTCCATCAGTAACAAGTGCCTTTAAAGGTTTGAGTAATGTTAGTTGTTCTTTTGTCGCTTGTCTCGATTCACCGTAGAATAAACGCAATGTTTTAGTTAGAGATCGTGTCAACACTTTATTCAGGAAGGTCAGGAGCGTTATATGTAAGTGACGTAAAAAAAGCGAAGGTGCAAAACTGGAGTTATTCCATGAGTCAAGCTGTTATAGAAACTACCTCTATGGGAGACACTGATAGGACTTTAAAAGATGGAATTAGAAGTTATTCAGGTAGTGCAAGGTTGTTTTATGAAACAACGTCAGGAGGATCAAACCTTCAAGATATTCTTGAAAATTCAATAAAAGTAAGTGAAACTTCTTCGTCTGGTGGTGATGGAGAAAATGCTGCAAGTGCAGAATTAAAACTTAAGTTAGAAGTTGGTACGAATCGTTCAATTACATTCTTTGTATTTATTACAAGTATTGGAATGAGTAGTTCAATGGGTGAAGTTTCATCTTGTGATATTTCTTTTGAAGCTAATGGTGCTCCTGTTGAGAACAAGCTTCCTACTGGTTCTTAAGTCTTGACTATTTATTTTGGACAAAATGGTGAAATTGCCATATCCAGAGATTCTGCGTCTGGAGGATTTAACACAGATTTAGATCCAGCAGATGTCAATACAACAACCAAACGATTTGGTGTTGATCATTCTTTAGCGTCTTTAATTACTGGAGATCGTGTAGAAATATCAACAGTTGATGGATCTAATTTAGAGCTTGTTGCAAGTCATAGTTATCCCGATGGAGCTTGGTACGTTCATATTGATAAAGCAGATGGAATTAGACTTTTTAATACGTTTGAAAAAGCTGTAAGAGGATTAACGGCTGATGCTTTAACTCTTGTAACGCCTAGCTCTACTAAAGAAATCAATATAAAAACTAAAAATGATCGTTATAGATTTGTGGCAAATGTAAAAGAGTTTGAAATTACAACGAATAGAGATCAAGTTGATACAACAACTTTAGGAAGAGAATTTAGAGATCAATATGATTCTGGATTAATTTCTGGACAAGGATCAATGACTTGTTTGTGGGAACATGATTACGATCATGCACCTTTTTCTGAAGGACAAACAATTGGTATTTATCCAGAGTTACCTGTTTATTTAGCTCAATTAGTGGTTCGTTTACAGCAAGGGGCTGATTTTGATGGACGTTTTTATATTCATAGAAATACTGATGACAAAAAACAAACTGTTTATTATCAAAGTAAGTGCATTGTTACAAATGCAGCTTTAAGCGTTGCAGCTACAAATGAGATTGAGACACGAATTGAATTTGTTACTAGCGGTGAAATTCAATTAAATATTGGTGCTCCTGACTCGTATTTGTTACAAGAAGATGCAGCTAAACTTTTGCAAGAAGATGGAGATCGAATCGTTTTAGAGCAAGGATAGTAACAAAAACGCAAATAGAAAGTAAGATAATCGTATTGGTTTAGTTACGGGTCAATGCCAGATCTTGAGATTAGTAATCTGCCTTCGTTAGCAGAAGCAAGTGTTCAAGCAACAGATCCGCTTCCTATAGCTGATTTAAGTGCGTCGGAAACAAAAAAAGTAACGGTTAAAGACCTAATAGAAGCTGGAGTTGCATTAATTGATAGTGCATCAATTCCTGGTGCAAAAGTTGGAACATTAGGAACAAACCAAGTAACAACAGCCGCAATACAAGATTTAGCTGTTACTACTGCAAAGATAGCTAATGGAGCTATTACAGTTACACAAATAACTGACGCTACAATTACAGGTGCAAAATTAGTAGATAATACAATTACTGCAACACAAATAGCTGCCAATGCCGTTGGTGCATCTGAGCTTGCTGATAATGCTGTTGATACTGCTGCTATTGCTAGTAATGCAATTACTAACGCAAAAATTAATAACGGAGAGATAGTTTATGCGAAGTTAAATATTACTGATGGTGATATTCCTGCTGCAAAAATAACTGGTAATTCTATTACATCTGCACAAATAGGAGCTAATGCTATTGGTGCGTCAGAACTAGCAGATGATTCAGTTGATACAGCAGCCGTAGTTGATGCAGCAATAACAGGAGCAAAGATAGCTACAGACACGATTGGATCAGGAAATATAGCTGCTAATGCTATTGGTGCTAGTGAATTAGCTGACAATGCGGTTGATGCAGGAGCTATTGCTTCAAATGCTGTAACGACTGCAAAAATTGCTGATGATCAAGTAACAGCAGCAAAATTAGCGAATAATTTAGCAGGAACAATTTTAGCAACAGGAGCAATTGGTTCTACTCAAATAGCTGCTGATGCAGTTACTTCTAGTGAGTTAGCTGATAATGCAGTTGATACGGCTGCTATTGCTGCTTCTGCTGTAACAGATGCAAAGGTAGCGAGTGGAATTAGCGGAACAAAAATAAGTGATGGAACTATTACACCAGCTAAATTAAATACTTCTAATCTTAATCGTTCATTAAACGTAGCTAGTGGAAATCTTGGAATTAATAATGCTGTAACAGGAGGAGCTGCTACACGATCTGGAATTACATACAACACAGAAGGATTAATTACTGGAACGGCTGCTCTTGGTGCTTCTGATCTTCCTCTTGCTACTACATCTGCTGTTGGTGGTGTTTCTGTTGGTACTGGTTTAGCGGTTACTGGTGCTGGTGCATTGTCACTTTCAAATAGTGTAACTGGTGCAACTTTATCTGGAATTACATTCAATAATCAGGGCATGATTACGGCTGCTACCGCCTTAGTAGCTGGTGATCTTCCTGTTGCAACTACAAGTGCTAAAGGTGCAGTACAAATCACATCTGGAGGTGGTTTAACCGTTGATGGTGGGGGTAATTTAACCACTTCAACGAGTGGAATCAGCGCAGGTACTTATACAAAAGTAACTGTAAATACAAAGGGTGTAGCAACAGCAGGTTCAACTTTAGTTGCTTCTGACATACCAAATTTAGCTGCAAGTAAAATAACAAGTGGAAGCATAGATGCTGCAAGAATAGGAGCTGACACAATTGATGGAACTAAGTTATCAAATACTTCTACAGCAGTATTCCAATCAATTGCACAAGCTGGTTATCCAACAGCTCAATTTAGCGGACAAATATTATTTGATACGGTTTCTGAAGATGCGTTTATTTGGGACGGAAATGCTTGGCAAGCAATAACTACACTGACAAAAGGAAGTCTTGTATTTGGTGGAACATATAACGCAAGCACTAGCAAAATGGCTAGTACTACTACCGCAGGAATAGCGGCTGGTCTAGCAGTTGGAAGTAATTTACCTAGCCCAAGTTCTACTACTGATGGTCTTTATGTTGTTGTAGATGTTGCTGGAACACCTTCCGCACCAGCTCCAGTTGTATCACTTTCACCTCCTGATTATATTTTAGGAGTTACAAATAGTGCTGGTAGTAGCTGGAATGAAATTGATTTATCGCAGACCGTAGCAGGTCAAGTTGCTAGTAACATTACCTTTACACCTTACGGTCAGTTAAGTTCAACTAACGTGCAAGATGCGTTGCAAGAACTTGAAACAGAAAAGATGGGACTTGCTGGTGGTACTGTCACTGGTCAGTTATTAATTGGTAATACTGGAAGCCTTGTATTTGAGGGAGCAACTATTGATGCTTATGAGACAATAATAACAGTTGCCGATCCAACATCATCTGATAAAACTATTACTTTTCCAGATACAACAGGAACAGTAATTACAAGTGGAGATACAAATACTGTTACATCAACAATGGTTGATGCAAGTTTAGTAAATGCAAATTTAGCTGCTGGAGCTGCAATTGCATTTAGTAAGTTAGCTGCTTTAACTTCTGCTCAGATCCTTGTTGGTAATGGATCAAACGTTCCAACAGCAGTAGCAGTTACAGGAGACATAAGCATAAATAATGCTGGCCTGACAGCAATCGCAAGTGGCGTAATTGTTGATGGTGATATTTCTGGATCGGCTGCAATCACAGGATCAAAGATTGCTACTGGAACGACAAGTGCCGTTGGTGTTCTTCAATTAACAGATAGTGCAACATCAACTTCTGCTACTACGGCTGCTACTCCTGCTGCTGTAAAGATTGCGAAGGATGCTGCTGACGCTGCTGCTACAACAGCTAATGCTGCTTTGCCTAAAGCTGGTGGCACAATGACAGATAATTTAATTATTGATAATGGAAAAGAATTAAGACTTAGCGAAGGAGATAGTGATGGAGCAAATTACACAGGATTAAAAGCACAAGCTCAATCAGGAGATATAACTCTTACTCTTCCTGCTGTTGCACCTACAGCAAATCAGGTGCTCAAAGCTGATGCGTCAACACCTACAACACTTACTTGGGCTGCTGATAGTGCGACTGATGCAACAAAACTTCCATTAGCAGGAGGCACTATGAGTGGTGCGATTGCAATGGGAACAAGCAAGATAACTGGTTTAGGCGATCCAACAGCAGCTCAAGATGCAGCAACTAAAACTTATACAGATACAGCAGATGCTTTAAAACTTAATCTTGCTGGTGGAACATTAACTGGCAATTTAACTCTTAATGCTCAATCAGATGTTCGTTTTGCCGATGCTGATAGTTCAGCGTATGTAGCCCTTCAATCTCCATCAACAATAGGAAGTAGTTACACATTAACTTTACCTGCTGCCGATGGTACAAATGGTCAAGCTTTAATTAGTGATGGTTCTGGAAATTTATCTTTTTCTACATTTACAAATGCGGCGGCTGGATCTAATACACAAGTTCAATTTAATAATTCTGGAGCGTTTGCAGGATCAAGCAGTCTTACTTTTAATTCTGGAACAGGAGCCTTAACTGCAACTTCTTTTGTAGGAGCTTTAACAGGAAACGTAACAGGTAATGCTTCTGGTTCGTCAGGGTCTTGCACAGGAAATGCTGCCACATCTTCTCTTGCTACACAATTTACAGTTACAGCAAATAACACAGCAGATGAAACTGTTTATCCATTATTCGTTGATGGAGCAACAGGTAGTCAAGGAGCAGAGACAGATACAGGTTTAACTTATAACCCTTCTAGTGGACTACTAACTAGCACAGGTTTTGCAGGGGCATTAACTGGAAACGTCACTGGGAACGTAAGTGGTTCTGCTGGATCTTGTACTGGTAATGCGGCTACTGCGACACTTGCAGCCACAGCTACAGCGTTAGCTACGGCTAGAACTATTGGTGGTACTTCATTTGATGGAACGGCAAATATTACTGTTGATGCCGCAACTCTTGATGGAATAGATAGTGCAGGTTTTTTAAGATCTGATACTAATGATGTTGCTTCTGCAAGAATAGCTTTTCAAGCAAACGCTACTAATAATTGGGATGACATGGCTTCTGCGACAGGAAGCATGGGAAGTATAGAAGTTTATAACAATGGGTCAGGTAATGACGCATTTATGGCGTTCCATTCTGGATCAGATTTTGCTTTTTACCTTGGATTAGATGCTGATGCTAATGATCTAGCCGTTGGTGGTTGGTCAATGGGGGCTAATAAATACAAGGTTTTACATTTAGGCAATATAGATGATGCTTTAACTAGTACAGCCGTTGAACTTGGAACTAATTTAAATGTTGGTAAAGGTACTTCAACAGCTTCTTATATGCACATTGGTCAAGGTGCAACAGGTAATAGTTATGCGTACATAGATTTTATCGGTGACACAACTTATACTGATTACGGCTTAAGGCTTTTAAGAAGTGATGGTGGTGCTAATGCAACTTCTCAGTTAGTACATAGAGGTACAGGTGATTTTATTATACAAAATACTGAAGCTGCTAATATTGTATTAAAAACAACTAGTAGTACACGTTTAACGATTGGTGCAACAGGAGATGCAACATTTAATAATCAAGTAACTTGCAGTAAACTTAATTTCAACAATACAGCTTTAATTGCCAGCGATGGAGGCACTAGCAATATTGATCATATTTGGCATGACGATAGTGCTAATGCTTGGAATTTTTGTTCAGATACTACTTATCAAGCAACAGGAAACTCAAAAGTTAAATGCGGTTCAGTAGAAGACAGCAAAGGTAATCTGCGTTCTATACCTCAACAAAATGAGCAAGGGTCAGCACATACATTAGTTGCTGCTGATTCAGGTAAACATATATTGGCTGATGCTACAGTTACGGCTCCTCCAACGTCAGGGATCTTTAGTGCTGGCGATGCCATAACAATTATCAATACAAGTGGTTCAGATATTTCTATTGCAAGAGGTAGTGGTGTAACCATGTATAACGCTGCTGATGGAACAGATGCAGATCGAACTTTAGGCACTAAAGGAATGGCAACTCTACTTTGTGCAGGGTCTAATACTTATTACATCTCAGGTGCAGGGTTGTCATAAATGTACCTACTAACTAACACACAACACGGAGGTTATTAATTATGTCACCAATGCAGCAAATTTTTCTTGGTATGGGAGCGGTTGCTAAGAAAATATATATGGACGATTTGTTTAGCACGTATCTTTATGAGGGAAATAATAGTACATTGGCAATAAATAATGGATTAGATTTAGCAACAGAAGGCGGGATGATATGGGTAAAAAACAGAGATAGAGCTAGAGATAACTGTATCGTTGATACTGAAAGAGGTATTGGAAAAAGATTAGAGACCAATAAAATTGATGCTCAAGATGTTTACGTCACTACTAAAAATATAAGTTCATTTACTTCAACTGGATTTACGTTAGGGGTGGATGAAGGACATGATGAGTTTAACAGAAATGAAGATGACTACGCCTCATGGTCATTCCGCAAGGCACCTGGGTTTTTTGATATTATTAGTTGGGATGGAAATCAAACAGGAAGTTCTACAAGAACACTAAGTCATTCTTTAGGATCAATTCCTGGGATGGTAATGATAAAACGGACTGATGGGGCTAGTAATTGGTGGGTGTATCACAGGTCTTTACCTGATTCAAAAATATTATATTTACAAGAAACTAATGCACAAGACAATGGTGGTTATCAATATTACCAATCAGTATCTTCTACAGGTTTAACTGTAGGAACGGAATTAAATGAATCAGGTCGTTCTTATGTAGCCTATATATTCGCAGGAGGTGAGTCCACAGCCGCTACTGCAAGGTCTGTTGATTTTGATGGGTCTGGTGATTATTTAAGTATTGCTGATAGTAGTGAT